TCATCTTTTTTAACTGGCTTACCACTTGCATAAATAATGTACGGCTCAAATCCAGTAGCTTTCCAATAAAATGCTGTTTGTAGCACATGACTAAATTCTGGTTTTCCAGGCAAATATTTATTTGTTACTTTTAATTTACCTTTTTTATCTTTCTCTCCTTTTTTATTAGGAGCAAACCATTTTGTTTTTATCTCTAATACTCTTTTCCATTCCGTAAAAATTAAATCCGTTCTACCTATGGTAGTAATTTCTATTCCTGGATGTTGGTATTCACAATATGTTTCAGTTGTTATTTTATTTACATCAGGAAGTTTAACTTGTTTTAATGCTTGTATTAAATGTTGAATACAAAGAGGAGTACGTTCTTTAACAATAAAAAAATGTTCTAATTCTGCTCCATCGTATAAGTGCTGCCTATCATCTAAATATTGTAATGCACTATCAATGGCTTTCTTTTCTGTATAACCATGAAATATGTATGCTCCTAAGCCAAATGGCTCTATTGTGATAGTTTGATCATCTTGATTAACAAAAGATCTCTCACGATCCCCCTGGACCGCATTACCACCTATCATATTAGGATTTGGTTTTTTTTTGCGTCTATATTCTTGATCGTTTAGTACATACAACCACCACCAATTATCTATTGGCTTGTTGTCCTGGCTGGCAGAAAAATGATCTAAACCAGCATTCAAATAATACTCTGGAACAGCACCAAAACCATTCATAAACTATCCCTAAACATATTAGGAACATCTTTATTATATTATCATAGAATTTGTCAAGGATAATAGAATTATTAAAGTAAATCCATTATAACATCGTCTTTTCGAAGTGATATATCCCACACTTCTACTGGGTACATTTCAGAAAAAAGGCAATCCATAAGCTCATAATTTTCAACCCACATACCATTTTTTTCTTTTTTCATACCCTTAAACCACTGCCATTTAACTGTAAATTTAGTTTTTTTTGGATCTTGATAATCTGTATCTGTCCATTCTAAAGGTTTACCGAGATAATATTTATCATCATTTGCACACTTTAATAATGTATATTTGTAAATTAACCAATCACGACCATGTTGTTTTTTAAAAATATTACTTTTTTGATCATTAAATAAACAAACATTGGTATCATTTCGTAATAAATTTTCTGTTCTAAAAACAATAGCTCTCATACCTGGATCTGTTTTTTTCATATTAGAAAAATAAACTGCTTGTCTTGGTTTATTAAATGGAATTGGATCACAAAAACCTTTTTCGAAATTAAAACTAAATACTATTTCTGTTTTAATAACGGTTTCTGGTTCTTCTAAAATATCCATCACAGATATTCTCATTATTCTGCCAAATTCTTGAAGCTGCATCGCATTAAAACGTATCTTACCATTCATTATATTATAGATTGTGGCATGGCTCATTTTTGTCCAACCAATAGGCATATCTCTTGTTAATTCAGCAAACTCTTTTGGTGTTTTACCAAAATCATTAAAAACTGATATTAATCTGCCGAGTTGTTCTGAATATTTATCTTCGGTACTAATTGATTTATCAACATCTATTAAATGTTTTGTATCATCGTCTTTATTAACAAAGTATGAGTTCTGCTTATTAAAGTTTTTGTCTAATAAGTGTTTTTTTGAAACCATAATATTCTATTAATAGCATTTAATTCTATAATCAAATAAAAAATAAATTATTTTGTTGATATTCTATTATCCTAGAATTATAAGCTATTTATGACTTTAAAAGAATGGAAAACCCTTAAAAACATAGATACCTTGGCAGAATTAGCGAATAAAATAGGTGTCAATACGTCAAAAAATCCTGCGAGATTAGTACAACGATGGCTAAATGGTAGCTCTTATCCACGAAAACATCATTTAGACATGATCTTAAAGGCAACAAATGGCAAAGTTACAGCAAACGATTTCTTTACCCAATAAAATAAAAGTCGGATCGGTGGACATTTCTGTCCAGTTAATAGACGGATTAGTTGATATTTCCGAGGATGAGGGAAGTTTTGACGGATCAAAACAAACCATTATTTTAGATAAAAGCATTGTAGAACGCCAAAATTCCTACTCTTTGTTGCTAGTTTTACATGAGCTGGACCATGTTATTTTTGACCAGCACCTTTTAAAAGCAGCAGATGAGGAGATAATCGTCAATGCTTTCTCCCATTCTACTGTTCAAATATTACGAGATAACCCTGATTTAAAGAAATGGATGGATAAATGTCTGATGCAATAGGTAGAATACACGCTAGTGAACAAAAAATAGTAAATAATATTAAATTTCAAGGTAAAAAAAAGGAAAAACAACAAGAATTAAATAATTTTGAAATAATTTTATTAAAAAAATTAATTAATAATCCAAAAGTTATGCGAATGATTGCTGATTATCCAAAGGCAATTATTAAAGATGGTTTATTTGACCAAGCATATAGAGTCTGCAAATTTTATGGAATTGACTTAGAGCAGCTAGTTGGTAAAAAAAGAGATCGTTATATAGTTCAAGCTAGACGAGATTTTTGTCATTTAACCAAAAAAAATACAAAAGAGAGTGTTGGTCGTTTTTTAAAAAGAGATCACACTATGGTTATTCATTATTTAAAAAAACCACCACATAATTTGGATAAAATTAATGCTGCTTGATAGGTGGAAGTTATTATTAGAGGTTATGGCAGATCGTAAACTTAATTCAAGTGCTTTGCGTGTTATGACTTTTTTATTAAATAGAGAAAATAGTAAAACTAAAGCATTATTCCCTAGCCATGCGAGGTTATCGGTTGATACAAACCTATGTGATAGATCTGTAAGACGAGGTATTGATAACTTAATTGAACAAAATTATGTGATTAAATTAAAAAAAGGTTCTCCAGGTCGTGCTACTACTTATCAAATCAATTATGAACAGCGGACAGTTTTGTCCAAGACACAGGACAGTATTGTCAAAAATATACGGACAGATATGTCCGACCAATCTACCAAAGAATCTATTAATAAATCTAGTGTTGAAAATTTAATTAGTAGAGTAGCAAAGAATACTAATGCTAATTATAAAGCTGTTGTTAATGGTATTTCTCAAAAATATTCATCGGATGAGAGAACCTATCAAAGAATATTAAAAAAAACTGGAAATAATGAATTAGCGGAGGAATGGCTTAGATTAAAACAAAGTAAAAACTGGAATGACAAAGTGCGAGCAGAAAAAATAGCAAAGCACCTCCAATGCCTATAATTACAAATCAAGATATAATTAATTTATTTGAACAAGCAGCACTAACCGATAAAAGACTTCCTAGAGCTATTAAAAAACAAAAGACCACAGCATCCTGGCAAGAGGTTAAACAAGAAAAGATGTATAGACATTCTTGGCATGACGCTACCTTTGTCGTTAAACCATCATCTAAAGATATTAGTCGGTGGTGGATAGCATCTACTATTCTACGGGAAGTTGTTGAGGATCTACAAGCTAAGAGAATTATATGGAGTAGAGCAAAGAAAATTCCTTTTTCCAGGATAGCACGTTTTGTCGGTGTTGATCGTAGAAAAGTTAAAACAATGTGGTTAGAGGAAATTATGTATATTAGGTTATGGCTGCAGCTTCATGAAAATACAAAGAAAATTAGTGACATGATTGACAGAATAGTGCTAAGAAATAAATATAATTGAAGTTTAGTCGGCTTTGTCGGTTTCTTTTGCAATCAAATAATATTTTAAATGTTGTTCTAGGTTTCTTGGTGGCTTTGTCGGTCCATTAACCCATCGCCAAATTACATTTCTGTCATTGACTTCTGATGTTCCAAAGTAAATTCTACAGAGATCGCCTTGTGTTAGTCGGTGTTTTTTTAAAAATGTTTGAAGCTGTTTAGATGTCATAATGGAGGTATATACTATTATATGATAAAATAAACCCCCTTAAAAAAGAGGGTTTTAGTCGGTTTAATTAATTTACGCAATTTTGGCAAATTGATACCTGGTATCTGATACCATGCATAACAAAAGCAACGCCGCCGTTTTCTTTTCTTTCAATGGTTTCTTTGTTTGGATTGCCAATAGATATTGTTTTTTTGCCGTAAAGATCAGACTTATTAATTTTAGATTTACAAGAATGACATTTATATTCTTTTCTAGCTTTTTTAAGTTTCATTTTTTAAGCTCTTTTTCTTGTTGTTGTGAAAGTCTAAAATAAATTTTACTGTCTAGTTCATTCCTTATCTTGTCTTGTAATTCTTTAGATAAAGATCCAGGAATTATTTCAATTTCTTGGTCAATAGTATTTCCATATCCATTGTTTCCCCAAATAGAAACATTGATATTAAAGTTAAAATTATAGTCCATTTTTTAAGCTCCTAATAGTTATGAATTAAATAAACTAGCGGTAGAAATACCGCTAATTCGAGAAGTGATGCTATAAATATAAATTTAAGCATTATTTAAGATTGTTTTTGATTAAACAAGAATGATAAGTTTGATTGATTGCTGTGTTAATCTTGTTGAGTGTCTTTTTTTCTTCAAGTTCTTTTTGCTCTCTGTCTTTGTTATCTTCTTTTAATCTTTGTAAGTCTGCTGGATCACTTAAATTATAGGTTCCAGTAGATTTGATTTCAAATTTAACTGATTTCATCACATGATTAATTGATGACCTTTCACACAACTTCATTTTTTGAAGTTCTTTTAATTGGTCATAATCAATTCTGTTTTTAAATGCGGCTATGTCCTGGTCAGTACCCCAAAGACCTAAGCCGTCAGCTTTAACATGATTATCTTGATTAAATCCTAATACTAAAACAGCTTCATAGGTGTTTTTCTTAGGTTTACACCATTGATTAGTTTTAGGGTTAAGAGTAGCATAGCAAAAGCGATCTCCTTTGTTTTTAACTGTTTCTATCCAATAACGGCGTTTAGTTCTTAATCTAAACCCCCACGGATAACCATCAACTTCAACAGCATTTTCAAAGCTGTCCTTATTATAAATGTATTTCATTTTAAATATGCTCCTTGTTTAAAATGTTTTTGAGCAACTTTGATTGTGAAATCTTCGGACCATTCCGCTGGATAGTTGCGACCAGGTGTTGACGGCAATTTCTTGCCATCAATAAAAACTCTGCGACCAATAAAAGAGATTAACCCTTTTATTTTGCGAGCTTTAACTTCGATTATAGTAATATTCATAAGATAACTCCCTTATATATATTAATAATATATATATACTAATAATATATATAATCTAATAAATAATTTGTAAAAATGAAAAAAAATGAAAGTTTTTTAAAATGGTAGGTAGACCAAGCAAAAAAGTACAATGTGAAGCAATGACTAAGAGATATGGTCGTCAATGTAGAGCAAAAGGGATATTAAAAAAAAATGGTCATTATATTTGTAGGATGCATGGCGGCTTGTCATTTGGTCCAGTATCTATTGACGGCAAAATAAGAGCATTACAAAACCTAAGACAATATAAGAATAAAACATATGAAGAAATCAGAGAATACATACAAACGAATAATTGAAGCTGTAGAGCTTGGCACAACCTTGACGCAAGTTTGCAGAGGTAAAGATATGCCAGGGTTGACTACTGTTCATTCCTGGATGAAACAGGATCAGAAGTTTAAAGAGCAATTGCTAGATGCTAGGCGTATCGGTGCAATGGTTTGGCTTGATAAAATGCAAGATATGTTAGACCAAGACACAGAGCCAACAAAGGTACAGCTTTTGCGTGAACGTCTTTTCCATGCTCGTTGGATGGCTAGCAAATTAATTAGTGTGTTTGGAGAAAAGCAAACAGTAGAGAATGTTGGAGATCCATTAATTAAAATAGTGTGGGATGATGGTTCTTCGGAACATAAAGAGACAGTTTCCGCGCGCACAATAAAAGGTACGAGCAATAAAGACCAGGCAACTGACAAGATAACTGACAAGAAAACAATTAACTAAGCAATACAACAAAGAGTAATAGGTCATTGACCTATAATAAAAGTAAATAGCTTTTTAATATTAAAATATGAATATATCGAAGCTCGATACACGCCAGATTTATCTGCGGGGTTTTTTATATTATGATGGGAGATTTAGACACTCATGGACACAGACATTGTTGCTGCGGTATTATTTAACGAAACCAATAATACTGTAACAATAGAATTAAAAAATTTTTCAAACAAAGAGGATGCACTTGAAGCAGCTAAATTTGTAATTGCGGCACTTAACATACCAGAGGTATCTGCGGCAGATGATACAATACATTAATTGATAAATTTACCAGACAAAAAATATAACATTATTTATGCTGATCCAGCTTGGCATTTTTCTAATTGGTCTGTAAAAGGCACAGTTAAAGCACCTATAAATCATTATCAAACTATGAAATTACAGGATATTTGTAATTTACCTGTTAAAGAAATTACTGACAAAGATTGTATTTTATTTATCTGGACTTGTGATCCTTTATTACACAAAGTTTTTCAAGTTATAGACAGTTGGGGATTTACATATAAAACTATGGGTTTTGTATGGGTTAAAACCACAAAAGAAAATAAACCAAAAATGGGTTTAGGTTATTGGACTAGAGGATCGACTGAATATTGCATTTTAGCAACAAAAGGAAAGCCAAAAAGAATTTGTAAAAGTGTTTCTAAAACAATTATTGAAAGACCTAGAGAACACTCACGAAAACCAGATTGTGTAAGAGATCGCATAGTAGAACTATGTGGCGATCTTCCACGAATAGAAATGTTTGCAAGACAAAAAACACCTGGATGGGATGTATGGGGAAATGAAGTATGAAAATAATTAAAATTGCGTACAAGCCAAGACCTCAACAGTTAGAGCTGCACGAAAAACTAAAACAATACAGGTTTGCGGTGTGCGTTATGCATCGTAGGGGTGGTAAAACCGTTTTTGCTATAAACCATTTAATTAAAGAAGCATTAACATCAAAACAAAAGAATTTTCGTGGTGCGTTCTTTTCTCCAACAAGGGTGCAAGCAAAACTAATCGCCTGGGATTATTTAAAAGAATTTTCTAGGGTTATTCCTGGAATGAAGTTTAATGAAACAGAGTTGCGTGCCGATTTTCCTAATGGCGCTAGAATAACATTATTTGGAGCAGAAAATCCTGATGCCAGTCGTGGACAATTTTTTGACTTCGTTGTTTGTGATGA